CGTTAGGAGCAATGTCTTCTAGCGGATCCCCATTTATAGCTTTTAGTGCTGATAATTCTACTTCAAACTCATTTACAACTAGAGGTGCAAAAGGTTTTGTTATTTCTCAAGACACCGGGTTAAGTGGGGATTTGACATTCAGCTCAGTGCCTCTTGCAAACACAGCTAACCAGAATTTAGCAGAAAGAATGCGTATTACCTCTGTGGGTGTAATTAAATTTAACGCATACGATTCTACAAATAACACAGGCACACCAACATACTTACTAGGTACAGACGGTTCAGGTAATGTAGTTAAAACAAACACCGTTCCAGGTTCTGGTGCAGGTCCTTACTTACCACTAGCTGGTGGGACTTTAACTGGAGCGTTAACAGGAACAAGCGCGTCATTTACTGGGGCATTAAGCTCTGTTGGTTATTCAGGTACTTCAGGAACTTTTAGCGCAAGTGTAACGGCTTCTGGTAATTCTAATAGTTTTGGAAATACAACAACAGCTGCACTAACAGCAACATCAGGTACTTTTACATCAAGCGTTACAGCTTCTGGTAATTCTAATAGTTTTGGAGGTACAACTTTTACAGGGGATGTTTCGGTTAATGGTGGAGACCTAAATGTTGGAAATAGCAGTACAGTTAATTCTGTTATTAATATGCTAGGTACAAATGACAGTTTTATTGAGAAAGATACTGGAAATCATTTATATTTTGCAAATAACGTAGGTGATAAAGATATTAAATTTAGAGTAAAAGACGATACAACAAATATAATTGCCTTAACACTAGACGGATCAGAAGGTGGTAATGCAACTTTTGCAGGTGATATAAAACAAGGCACTAGAATAGTACTTCAAGACAATGGTACAATTCAATGGGGTAATTCTGCTAATTATGGTAATTTAAGTTGGGATACAGGTTATGCTTTAATATATGGCCAATCTGGCAAGGGTATTAAACTTGGAACAAACGGTAGCACACTAGCTTTAACCTTAGATACTTCACAAAACGCAACTTTTGCAAATGATGTTGGAATGGTGACAGGACACTCATCAGGTAAATTTGCTGTTTTGTCGACCAGTGTACATGGTTCATATGATTTCTATAATAACGGTACAAGTTATCTTAATGGTACTGTAATAGTAGATGCCGCTTTTTCACAAACAGGAGGTTTAGCTTCAACTTTTACAGGCTTAGTATCTGGTATTGCGCCAACGTCAGATTTAAACTTTGCAACTAAAAAATATGTAGATGATAGTATAACAAGTGGAGCTAATTACTTAGGAGTATGGGATCCAGACGATAGCTTAAATAACGGTTATGGTAATCCAAGCTTGCAAGCAAGCACAAGATCTGATGATTCAGGTGATTACTATATTTGTAGTGCTGATGGTACTGCTCATCCAAATGGTGGCACTTGTGAACCAGATAGCTGGCACACAGGAGATTGGGTAATATGGAATGAAGATTTAGTTGATTGTGCTGGAACTGGAACTGGAACTTGGCAAAAACTAGATAATACTACGGTTTTATCTGGAGGTGGTACAACTGGTACAATTCCAATATTTACTGACTCTGAAACTATAGGTGATTCTAGATTTACGCAAACAAGCACACAAAATATTGTAAAAGGTCCTGGAAACGCTGCTGCTGACTATAGCCTTAGAGTAGCAAACGCATCTGATACCACTTCATTGTACATTCAAGGAACAGGTGAGGTTGTTGTATCACAAAATTATTTTTATGTAGCCGCATCACAAGGTATGTATTCAAATGGTTTAGCAAGACTTAGAGGTGGCGTAACTGATGATCAAGGAACTTTAAATTTAGGGGGTAATGGTTCAGCTGGTAATTTAACTTTAACAAGTAATACTTTAGCAACTTTTGCAGGGAATGTCCTAGTAGGTAGTGGTACAATAGATAATCCTCAAGGATGGGGTAAAATATTGCAAGTACAAAACAGCGGTAGCAATGGCGCTTCTTTATCTGTTAAAGATTCTAATAATGAATGGAATTTAGCTACATATAATAATTATTTTTATATTTCAGATAATGTTGAAGAAAGATTAACAATAGATGTAAATGGCAACGTCGGGATTGGGATGTCACCTACTTATAGGTTAGACGTTGAGTCTAATAATAACCGAATGAGGTTACTAGGCACGACGGGGTATGTAGCTATTGAATTACAAAATGCCGCTAATGGGTTTTACGTTGCTAGAGAAGGAGCAACCGCCGGAAACTTTAGTACTGGCAACACCGCTTACGCGGGGGTGCTAACTGTTCAAGGAAACTACAACCTACAGCTAGGTACAAATGGTGTTATAAGACAAACCATTGATGGTAGTGGCAACGTCGGGATCGGGACAGTCACACCTCAATCAAAACTACAAGTTGCTGGTGGTATTCAAATGGCTGATGACACAGCTACAGCTTCAGCTAGTAAAGTAGGTACAATGCGATACAGAACAGGCACAGAGTATGTAGAGGTTACAGGCATTAATTTAGATGTTTTACCAACTGTTGGTGGAACACCAGACGCGTATTTACTTGGAGCATACGGCAACAATACTGCTACTTACGCAAATCAAATAAGTACATTAACATTTGTAGATAATTCAGGAGGTGGTTATCATTATTTTAACGCCACTACAAATTTGTCTTCAGCTGCTGTTGTAAATAATTACTACACGGCTAAAATAACTTTCAAAGTAAATACAGGGACAATACAATGGCATTTATACACTGGTGCCGCTTATATAAATTCAGAAATTTCTTCAGGTACAGGATATCAAACAATGGAAATAACTTTCCAAGCATTAAGTGCTACAAATATATTTATAAAAACTATAAATATGTCAACGGGGCAAGTTATAGATGTAAGCTTGTGTGAGTTTTATGAAGTCACAGCAGAAGATGCGAGCTACGCAGATATGTGTATGCAAACAGGTGCATCAACATACGAATGGGTTAACATAGTAAGAAACACATATTAAATGGGATTAGGAAAAACATATTCAACAGGTTATTTACTAGATAGTAATAATAACTCTGGCGCAGTAGGCCAAGTTCTTTCAACCACTTCAACAGGTGTAGACTGGGTTGATGGATCAGGATCTGGAATAATTGGAGGCCCTTACTTACCGCTTTCAGCTGGATCAAGTTATCCTTTGACGGGTGATTTACATATAAATAGTCTAATTAAATTAGCTAGTCAAATAACTACAAAAATAGAACTAGTTACTAATCAAATGACTTTATATGCTGGAGGTCTACAGATACTTACAGGATTCAATGCTTCAAATGACGGGGTTGTTGTAGGTAACGAAACTGGTGATATGAATATTACCTTAGCTGGAGGCGCAAATCAAAGAATATTGTATTTAGAAGGTTCATCAGGCAACATTGGAATCGGAACGAATACTCCTGATCACTTATTAGATCTTTATAAATCTACAGGAACAACCACATCAAATGATGGTACTACGCTGCAAAGATTATGGAATTATGTGGGTTCTGATTTACAGCAACAAAAAACATTTATAGATTTTGTTTTTACAGATGACAATGCTAATGAATACCCTCAAGTAAGAATAGGGGCTGAGGTTGGTCAAAATGGAAATGCAGGAACACAAATATTAGAGGGTAGCGGTGCTTTTGTTGTGTACACAAATAACGCCACAGGTGTTGGTCCTGGTACACCAACTGGTTTAGCAGAAAGATTTAGAGTTGATTATCAAGGTAACGTCGGTATCGGGACGACTAATCCATCAAGTAAGTTGCACGTTCAAGGATCCGCCACTCCAGGTACTTATGCAGCTTATATTCATAATGCTAGTGGAGGAGGTAATGTTCTTAAACTATACAACCACGATTGGGATACAGGTGATTTCTTATTGTACGCAACTAACGGCGGGACAGCGGCTAGTGATTTTGGTTTTACAGTAGACGGAAATGCAAGGGTCAATATAGGATTAGCTACAGTAGCAACAGCTAATGCAGCAGCAGATGATTTACATCTAAGGTCATTAGGGAGCAATGGTATAACAATATCATCCGGTAATGCTCAAACAGGTACGATATTTTTTGGTGATGTAGCAAATGCTGCAGCGGCAGGTTTTAGGTATAATCACAACACAGGGGATATGGCTATCTCAGCAGAAGACAATGTAACTTTTGCGTGTGATAACGTCGGGATCAAGACTACTAGTCCTCAAGCTCCACTTCACGTAGTAACAAATACTGATTTATCAGATGCTTTAATATTAGAGTTTGCAGGTACTTATCAAGGTGGACCATATCAAACTTTTCAATATAATGAAGGAGGATCAAGCCCTTCTGAAAATGGGGATTTAATAGGTGGTATAAGAGCAAGAACTGCTTATGCTTCAGGTACATACGCTGGATATAGCACTGCAATTGAATTTAGAAATGACGGAAATCCATCTAGTACGAGTGCTCCTGGTAGAATAGAATTTTATACTACCCCCGCTGCTTCTGTAACACAAGTAGAAAGACTGCGTATTGATTCAGCTGGAGCAATAAAATTCAATACTTATACAATGACTCAACAAACTGGCACATCTGCTTATCTTTTAGGTGTAGATGCTTCAGGTAATGTAGTTCAATCAACAAATATACCAGCAGGAACAGGAGGTAGTGCAGGTCCTTACTTACCACTTGCTGGTGGGACGATGACGGGAACAGGTAGTATAAGTATGCCTGATAATTTCAGCTTGTTATTAGGAGGTGGTATTTTTAAAATATTTAACGATGGTTCCAATTCAATAATAAGAAGTCAAGGTGAACCGCTGTTCATTGACGCAAATGACATAACATTTAGAGGATATTCACCGTATAATAGCTTAATGACTATAAAGAGTACAGGCAACGTTGGGATCGGGACGACTGGGCCTAACTCTATCTTAGAAGTCAGCAATACTACCGCTGAGATTATTGTAAACAGACAAGGCAATTGGGCGAGTGGCACGGCGGGTATTAAGTTCGCAACGAATAATGCAGCCACTGACTACTGGACGTTGGGTATGCAGCCCTTGACCAATAACCACTTCTATCTTAAGAAGAATGCAGCCACATACCTGACTGTTTTAGATACAGGAAACGTAGGTATTGGAACTACTAGTCCTGGTTCAAAATTACAAGTAGCAGGTGAGATAAGAGTGGCAGACGGAAACAAAGGCGCACCAAGTTATTCTTTTACAAGTGATACAAATACTGGTATGTATAGTGACGTTGCCGATCAAATTAAGTTTGGAGTTGGCGGAGATCAGAGACTTAGAGTTACTTCAACTGGTATAACTGTTACGGGTACAGTAACAACTACTGATTTAGCTGTAAGCGGAGTTGCTAGTGTTGATGGTGGGTTTACTTCAAATGGAGGAAACACTATGAACTTGTTGACAATAACAAGTAATTTAACTTGTCAAGGAAACATAACAGTACAAGATAGTGATAAAATATTAATAGGTAATAGTGGCGATTTAGAATTATACCACGTTAGTAGTATTAGTTATATAGATAACAATACTGGTTCCTTATATATTAGAAGTAATGTTGACGGCGACGATGGCGGTAATATATATATACAAGCTAAGTCAGGTGAAAACAGTATACTATGCAACGATGATGGAGCGGTTCAACTATATAATAACAATGTTGAAATAGCTAGAACATCTAGCTCTTCATTTAATTCAAGAAAATACTTTGGGTTTGGTGAAAATGGAACTAGTGTTGGATCTGGTTATGGTTTTAAATATGGAGCAGTAAGTCCAGGGACTAGCCAAGGTATGTGTATATCTACAAGTGCTTCAGGTGGTGGTGTTTTAAATGGAGCCGCTAGATTTGAGAATCTTTTTTCAGGCAGTGGTTCTGCTTGTGCAGTTTTAATAGTGCGCCAAATGAATACCAACATATATTCTACGGCTATACAGTTTCGTAATCAAAGTAATTTAGTAGGATTTGTAAGAATGACATCTACAACAACCGCTTACTCAACTAGTGGTTCTGATTTAAGACTTAAAAAACATATAGCAACTTGGGATGAAAACGTATTAGATAAATTTAAAAAAATACAACCTAAAACTTTTAGATTTAAAACTCAAGATGATTCAGAAGAAAGAACAGTTGGTTTTATAGCTCAAAACGAAGTAGATAAATTTCCAGAAGCTTATATTAAAACACAATTTAAAGAAAACGAAGAACCTATGTACGCTTTTAATCCTTCTGGGATGGTAACTCATTTAATGAAAGCGATAAAAGAATTAACAATATTAAACGAAGATCTTACTAGAAGAGTAAAGACCTTAGAAGCAAAGTAAAGTGCACTTAAAACGTGTAATTATATAAATAACAATTAATTAATAACTTAAATTAAATCAACATGGCAGAAGAAGCTAAAACAATGATTTCTGAAAAACAATTAAAAACAATTCAGGAACTAACAGGAAAACAAAATGAAATCGTGATTCAATTAGGATCGTTTGATATTCAAAAGATTAATTTACTAGAATCATTCAAGGCAAACAGCACTGCTATTGAAGAATTCAAAAAAGAACTTGAAGAAGAATACGGTCAAGTTCAAGTAGATTTAAAATCTGGAGAAATTTCAGACATTCCTAAAGAAGATGACAAAAAGTAATATTAGAAAGATAAGCATCGGGTCAGACTATAAGAATGACGCGATGCATTATTCTGTTGGTCAACAAGTGTATGGAGGTCATGAAATATCCCATATAATACTAGACGAACAAGACAAGTCTTATAATGTATTTATTAAAAAAAACAATGAAATACTACCCTGGAAGAAGTTTAATTCTAACATGGCTATATCAGTTGAATATGATCTACAATATTAATGAATGGACTATATAACTTTATTGTTAAGCCTATAGAAAATAGATATGACAATGAGATAAATATAGGAGATAAGAAAATAATAGTAAACACTCAGATAGAAAGCTTTAAACATGTGAGCAGAAAAGCTATTGTTGTGTATACGCCTTTATTGTTATGTTCTGATATTAAAAAAGGTGATGAAATTATTGTTCATCATAATATATTTAGAAGATGGTATGATATAAAAGGCAAGGAAAGAAACGGAGCAGGTTATTTTAAAGATAATATGTATATTGTTTATCCTGATCAAGTGTATTTATTTAAAAAACAAAACAAATGGTTATCATTTAACGATAGATGCTTTGTTGCACCTATAAAAAACGATGATCAATTTGACACCGCTAAAACAAAAAACTTAGTTGGTATATTAAAAATTGGTAATAGTCGCTTAGAAGAGCTAGGAATAACACCTGGTGACACTGTAGGTTTTAAACCTAAGAGAGAATGGGAATTCAATCTAGATAATGAACTATTATACTGTATGAAATCTAATGATATTGTAATTAAATATGAGCGTAAAGAAAACCAAACTCAATATAATCCTAGCTGGACAAGTAGCAGTTGAAGAATTAATCAAAGTTGCTAAAGAACCAATAATAGATACTGGAGATGATATAACCGCTGACAGACTTAAAAATGCCGCGGCTACAAAAAAGCTAGCTATATTTGATGCTTTTGAAATACTTAATCGTATAGAAGAAGAAAAAAATATACTAGAAGAAAAACCTAAAGAAGTTAAAAAAGAAACTACATTCCGTGGTTTTGCTGAAGGAAGATCTAAATAATGTACAAGCAAACACTCTATAAAATATTACCTGACCACGTTAAACCTAAGATTCTTAATAGAATGAATAGGTACAAAAAGTGGGAGTATGGATACAACGAAGATCATGACATGATCGTTATATCTAAAACTGGACAAGTTGGAGATATTTATGAAATACAAAACCTTAAAATAGCTTTACCTAAGGCTGAAAACATACACAAGTTTAAAGACAATAGGTGGACTAGATTTGAATATCCAAAAATATTACAAAGAATAAAAACAGTATTTGATTGGAGAGAGTATTCAGAAGAGTTTAAAGAAAAATATTACGACTATATTGACAACGAGTTTAAGCTACGTGAAGAAGGTTTTTGGTATGTAAACAACAACAAACCTACTTATTTAACAGGAACTCATTACATGTATTTACAATGGTCAAAGATTGATGTAGGCCAACCTGATTTTAGAGAATCAAATAGATTATTCTTTATATTTTGGGAAGCTTGTAGAGCTGATAGTAGATGTTACGGTATGTCTTACTTAAAAAACAGACGTTCTGGATTTTCATTTATGGCCTCTGGCGAATGCGTTAACTTAGCTACAATATCAACTGATGCACGTTTTGGAATATTATCTAAGACTGGTGCTGATGCTAAAAAAATGTTTACTGACAAAGTTGTACCAATATCAGTTAATTACCCATTCTTTTTTAAACCCATACAAGATGGTATGGATAGGCCTAAAACAGAGTTAGCTTACAGGGTGCCAGCTTCTAAATTCACAAGAAGAAGTATTGTATCAACTGAGAAAGCTGAAGATCTTGCTGGGCTAGATACAACTATAGATTGGAAAAACACTGGAGACAATGCTTATGATGGAGAGAAACTAAAGCTTTTAGTTCATGATGAATCAGGTAAATGGGAAAGACCTAATAATATATTAAACAACTGGCGCGTTACAAAAACTACGCTTAGATTAGGATCAAGAATTATTGGAAAGTGTATGATGGGTAGTACTTCAAATGCTTTAGATAAAGGTGGTAGAAACTTTAAAAAATTATACGATGACTCAGACGTTACAAAAAGAAACGCCAATGGACAGACTCGTTCGGGACTCTATTCTTTGTTCATACCTATGGAATGGAACTACGAAGGATACATTGATGCTTATGGCTTACCTGTCTTTGACACACCAGAGGCACCAGTACTTGGACCTCATGGAGGTAAAATAAAAATAGGTGTAGTAGAGTATTGGGACAATGAAGTAGAAGGTCTTAAGGATGATCAAGATGGATTAAATGAATTTTATAGACAATTTCCACGTACAACAAAACATGCTTTTAGAGATGAATCAAAACAGTCTTTATTTAATTTAACTAGAATATACGAACAAATAGATTATAATGAAGACTTAAAAAACTCAAACCTAGTTACCACTGGTAGTTTCCAATGGGAAGGAGGTATAAGAGATACTAAGGTTATTTTTATACCAGATAGAAACGGAAGATTTAAAATTTCTTGGGTTCCACCTGTAGGTTTACAAAACATGGTTATAAACAAAAACGGTATGAAGTCTCCAGGTAATGAACACATAGGAGCTTTTGGCTGTGATAGTTATGATATATCAGGTACTGTAGACGGTAAAGGTTCTAACGGATCTTTACATGGTTTAACTAAGTTTAGCATTGAAGATGCTCCTTATAATTCTTTTTTCTTAGAATATATAGCAAGACCACAAACCGCTGAAATATTTTTTGAAGATGTACTTATGGCTTGTGTGTTTTACGGTATGCCTATATTATGTGAAAACAATAAACCTAGACTCTTGTATCATTTTAAAAGAAGAGGTTATAGGAAATTTTCTATTAATAGACCAGATAAACTTTACAATAAATTATCAGTGACAGAAAGAGAAATAGGCGGAATACCTAATTCAAGCGAAGACATTAAACAAGCTCATGCCGCGGCTATAGAAACTTACATAGAAAGCTATGTTGGTTTTTTAGGTGAAGGTCATGGAGATATATATTTTCAAAGAACTCTAGAAGACTGGGCTTCTTTTGATATAAACAATAGAACAAAACACGATGCGTCAATCAGTTCAGGTTTAGCTATTATGGCATGTAATAAAAATAAGTATAGACCAATAAATGAATTAATTAGAGAAAAAATTTCTTTAGGATTTACAACGTATGACAATAAAGGAGTACTTTCAAAAATAATAAAATAGATGATTACAACTAATTACAACAGCACGTTTCCAAATCAAGTAGTACCTGATGAAGAGAAAAGCACATGGGAATATGGACTTCAAGTTGGAAGAGCTATAGAGAACGAGTGGTTTCGTAATAATAGAGGCGGAGATAGGTTCATGACTAATTATCAACAGTATCACACTAGAAGGTTATACTCAAGAGGAGAACAGTCTGTACAAAAATATAAAGATGAATTATCTATAAATGGGGACATGTCTTATTTAAATTTAGACTGGAAGCCAATACCTATTATATCTAAGTTTGTAGATATAGTTGTTAATGGTATGTCTCAAAGAGATTACGACGTGAAAGCTTACGCTCAAGATCCTGAGTCACAAAAGAAAAGAACTACTTATGCTGAAGCTATATTAAGAGACATACAAGCTAGGTCGTTTTTGCAAAAAGCTCAACAAGAATTAGGTTTAAATCTTTGGACATCTGATGATCCAGAAAACTTACCTGAAAATAAAGAAGAGTTAGACTTACATATGCAACTTAGCTACAAGCAGTCTATAGAGATAGCAGAAGAAGAAGCTATATCTAATATATTTGCACAAAACAAGTATACTCAAACAAGAAAAAGAATACTTCAAGATCTAGTAGTGTTAGGTATATCTTGTGTTAAAACTAATTTTAATCCTGCTAATGGAATAAAAGTAGAATACGTTGATCCTGCTTCTTTAGTTTATTCATATACAGAAGATCCTAATTTTGAAGATATATACTATGTAGGAGAAGTTAAGTCTTTAACTATGGGTGAAGTTAAAAAACAATTTCCTAATCTTACAGAAGAGGAAATGGAAAAGATACAAAAATTTCCAGGTACTCAAAACTATTTAAGAAACTGGGGAGAAGGACCTGAAATAGTCCAAGTGTTGTTTTTTGAATACAAAACTTATAATAATCAAATATTTAAAATTAAATATACAGATCAAGGTTTAGAAAAAGCTTTAGAAAAACCAGACACTTTTGCTCCACCGCCAAACGATAATTTTGAAAGAATAGGTAGATCAATAGAGGTTTTATATACTGGTGCTAAAATACTAGGTATTGAGAATATGTTAGAATGGAAACTTGCAGAAAATATGACAAGACCTACTTCTAATATGACTAAAGTAAATATGAACTATCAAATATGTGCACCTAGAATGTACAGAGGTAGGGTTGAATCTTTAGTTAGTAAGTGTATAAGCTTTGCTGACATGATTCAATTGACTCATTTAAAACTACAACAAGTGTTAGCTCGTATGGTTCCAGATGGTGTATTTGTAGATGTTGATGGTTTAGCTGAAGTTGATTTAGGTAATGGTACAAATTACAATCCACAAGAAGCGTTAAATATGTATTTCCAAACAGGTTCTATAGTAGGTAGATCACTTACACAAGACGGAGATCCTAATAGAGGTAAAATACCTATTCAAGAATTACAGACTTCTAGTGCTAATGGAAAAATACAATCACTTATAGGTACTTATAATTACTACTTACAAATGATACGTGATGTAACAGGACTTAACGAAGCTAGAGACGCAAGTATGCCTGACAAAGATGCTTTAGTAGGTATACAAAAACTTGCAGCTGCTAATTCTAATGTAGCGACTAGACATATATTACAAGCTAGCTCTTACTTAACTGTTAAAATTGCTGAAAATATATCTTTAAAAATAGCAGATGTATTAGAATATGATATGCTAGCACAGAGCTTAAAAGACTCTCTTAATTCTTACAACGTAGGTACTTTAAAAGAAATGAAAAGCTTAAACTTATTTGAATTTGGTATATATTTAGAACTAGAACCTGATGAAGAAGAAAAAGCTATGCTAGAACAAAACATACAAGTGGCATTGCAATCAGGTCAAATATTTTTAGAAGATGCTATAGACATACGTCAAGTTAAAAATCTAAAACTTGCTAATCAAACTCTTAAAATAAAACGTAAGGCTAAGCAAAAGCAAGAACAAGAAATGAATCAAGCTAATATACAAGCTCAAGCTAATGCTAATGCTGAGGCATCAGAAAGAGCTGCAATGGCAGAGGTCCAAAAAAACGAAGCAATGACTCAGTCTAAGCTTCAATTAGAGCAAGGGAAATCTAATTTTGAAATAGCTAAACTAGAGCAAGAAGCAATAATAAAAAAAGAACTTATGGAACTAGAGTTTCAATATAACATAAAGTTAACAGAAGCTCAAAACAAAACCATGAATGAAAAAGAAGCTCAAATAGAAGATCGTAAAGATCAACGTACTAGAATACAAGCAACACAACAAAGTGAAATGATAAGTCAAAGAAAAAATGACTTATTACCTAAGAATTTTGAATCTAATGGTAATGACACCCTTGGAGGAGGAATGAATCTAGAGCAGTTTGCTCCTAGATAATTTTATTAATAATTATATAATATTTTATCATGTCAACAGAAAAAGAAACAAAAGGATCTTTAAAAATTAAAAAATCTTTATTAAAAAGTAAAGAAGAAATTAAAGAACCAATCGAAAAAACAGACGAACAACCTATAAAGGTTACAGCGTTAGAACCTGAGGTTAAAGGCTTAGAGAAAAAACAAGAAGTAACAAAGGTTGAATTAAAACCTGAGGTTATTGAAGAAGAAGTAATAGCTATAGGAGAAACTAAAGAAGAAGAACCTAGCATTATTAAAGATGTAACAGAAGAAGAAGAACCTATTAAGCAAGAAGCTATAATAGAATCAAAACCAGAAATAGCTTTACCTGAAAACATAGAAAAACTAGTAAACTTCATGAAAGAAACTGGTGGTAGTATAGAAGACTACACAAGGTTAAATGCTGATTACACAAAAGTAGATAGTAGTACTTTATTAAAAGAATATTATAAAAAATCTAAACCTCATTTAGACAATGAAGAAATAGATTTTATAATGGAAGAGAACTTTCATTATGACGAAGATACTGATGAACAGCGAGACATCAAATTAAAAAAACTCGCATTTAAAGAAGAGGTTGCAAAAGCCCATGGATTTTTAGAAGACTTAAAAGGTAAATATTACGACGAGATCAAGTTGAGACCGGGCGTTACTCAAGAGCAAACTAAAGCTGTGGATTTTTTTAATCGATATAGTGAAGAACAAAAAGTGGTTAGCAAAAACCATGAAGAGTTTAAGTCTAAAACTAAACAACTGTTCTCTGATGATTTCAAAGGTTTTGATTTTAAAGTTGGGGAAAAAAAGTTTAGGTATGGAGTTAAAAATCCTAATGAGATTGCTAAAAAGCAAAGTAGTTTAAAGAACCTAGTGTCTAAATTTATGGATGACAAAGGTACTGTAAACAACCATGCTGGTTACCACAAGGCCATGTACGCTGCAGAGAATGCAGATACTATTGCTCAACATTTTTATGAGCAAGGTAGAGCAGATGCTGTAAAATCTGTCGTAGCTAATTCTAAGAATATAAAAACCGAAGTAAGAGAGACTCCAAAAGGTGAAGTTTATATTGGAGGGTTAAAAGTTAAAGCAGTAACAGGTCAAGATTCTTCAAGACTGAAAATAAAAACAAGAAAATTTAACTAAAACAAAAATTAAAAATTATGGGTGTATTATCTCCTCAATTTGGTAATTTGATTCCTTCGCCAACAGCGCAGGCTTTATCTTCAAATTATCTACAATTTAACTCCGCCGCTGGCGGTGGGACGTTCGCACAACAATATTTACCAGAAATTTATGAAGCTGAAATAGAAAGATACGGTAACCGTACTCTTGGAGGTTTCTTAAGAATGGTAGGTGCTGAAATGCCAATGACGTCTGATCAAGTAATCTGGTCTGAACAAAATAGATTACATATATCGTACGACGGGTGTTCTCGTTTAGCGAATAACTTTACAATTAACATTAATCCCGGCGCTGTAGCTGGCATAACTAATGTACTAGCAACTAACATGACTGTTGTAATAATGGATCCTACTAAACCAGGAGCTACTATTCACGGATTTGTTGGAGCTGTTGGTGGTGCGGCTGCTGGTGGTGCTGGAGGTGTAAACTCTGTGGATGTTTACCCTTACGATGCTACTTCTTTAATAGGACTAAGTCTTGTTGGGTTAAAAGTATTCGTATACGGTTCTGAATTTGCAAAAGGTACATTAGGATCTACAGAAAATATCCAACCTTCATTTACACAATATTCTAACGCTCCGATCATTATCAAATCTAACTACCAAGTTAGTGGATCTGATACTGCTCAAATCGGTTGGGTTGAAGTTGCTGCTGAAGATGGAACTTCTGGTTTCTTATGGTACTTAAAAGCTGAAGGAGAAACAAGATTAAGATTCGAAGACTACTTAGAAATGAGTATGGTAGAAGGTGAAAGAGCACTATCTTTTGGTGGTGGTGGAGCTGATCTATCTTTCCTTAATCAAGCTGTAGCTGGTAATTTACCTGCTGCTTCTGGATTTGGAGCTGCTGTTCAAGGTGCTGGTACGCAAGGTTTATTCTCTGCGATCAACACAAGAGGAAACGTTATGGCAGGATTCGGTGGATCTTTACAAGATTTCGATGATATCTTAATGAACCTAGATTCTCAAGGTGCTATTGAAGAAAACATGCTTTTCTTAGATAGAGCTACAGAGTTACAGTTTGACAACATGTTAGCACAGCAAAATTCTTACGGAGCTGGAGGTACATCTTACGGTGTATTTG